AATCAGAACTGTGAAAATGTAAAAAAATATATTAAGAATAATACAAACCAGTCGGACTTTCATTTAGAAGATGCTGCGGCCCTCTCAAACGAATACAAGCCAGATAGCTTAGAAAAAAGAAAATTTACAGTTGCGCTTCAAGGTGGTTTTGATGGAGCAAATCCTTATCGCAAGAAAGCGAAAGACAAAGAAATAAACGGCAAAAACGTCTGGGGATTTGACCTCTCGAAACAAAACACAGTTGATTACAAGTCCTATAAAAAAGCTTTGAACGTCGTTGACGAGAGAGTGGGTGGTTTTGACTATAACTTACTCAGCTTACCAGGATTAAACCTTGATCACCACGAGCTCTTTCTTTCGGAGGTAGACAGCATAGCAAGAAAGCGCGGAGACTTTTTTCATATAGCAGACATAACAGGTTTTGGCTCTACGGTAGATCAAGCGATCAACGCAAGAAACAGATACGACACAAACTACACGGCAGGATATCTTGGATGGCTAAACGTCGAGGACACCGATCAATTTCACGAGCTTGTTCCTGCCTGTGCAGCGATACCTGCCGTGTATATAAGAAGCGATAATATTGATGCTCCCTGGTTCGCTCCGTCAGGATACAATCGTGGAGTGGTCGAGGACGTGCAAGACGTGAATATACGAAGGGACATCAAAACGAGGGACGAATTGTATAACGAGGACATAAATTCAATTTCCTATTTTAATCCAGATCAGATTATTGTATGGGGACAGAAAACGCTCTCGACCCAGGACTCTGACCTACACAGAATTAATGTCCGGAGGCTGCTTATAACAATTAAAACCCGAACTGCCGAAATAGCAGAAGACTATTTGTTTGAGCAGCAGAGCCGTTCTACGAAACAACGTTTTGAAAGAAGGTTGAGGGAGTATTTAGCGGGAGTTAGGTCGAATCAAGGAGTTCAAAACTTCGATCTCTCTTTGGAGTTTGGCGGCCAAAATTCAAATGAGAGATTATCTCCGTATACGATTGAAGGGACTATGAGAATAGTGCCAATAGGAGTGGTTGAGTATATTCTCGTTAACTTTACGGTAAGAGAAAGTCAGATAATTTTCACGTAAAAAAAGAAAAATGTAGTTATGCCAGACAACGTCAAAATGGACGAAAAAGATCTCCAAAAATTAAATGATATTCAAGAGAGTTTTGACAAGCTTACTTACGAGTTAGGCAAGACTCAGTTAAACATAATGCAGGCCCGCGAGCAGTTGGAAAACCATAAGGAAGAAAAAAATAGAATTCAGGAAGAAATGAACGAGTTAAGAAAAAAATATCAATCCGTTTCTCGCGAACTTCATAAAAAGTACGGTTCAGGGGTTTTCGATTCGGAAACTGGAGAGCTAGTGCAGAGCCAGGAGGAGATAACCTCGTAACTGAATTTACAGTAGGGTCTCTATATTTATTATTGGATCGCCATGAATTTGAGTTTTGAGTTTAACTTATATTTATTGTGGCTTATAAGAAAATTCTAAAAACTCACGACAAGCCATACATTCTTCCCAGCTCGGCTGGCGATAAGACGTCATATTAACAGAAGTAAAAAAGGATATTACATTTACCGTCGAGACGGCGGGAGCACTCAAAAGTGTTAATGTCTGTTAGAGATTTTAAAACTTCGTATCGTTTTTTTAGTAGTGGGTTATCGAAGTTGTTAGGTTGAAACAGAAAGTCTTTTCCGCGAGGAGGAAATCCTTCGGCTCATCGAGGGGAGTAGTCAGATAATCTCGAATGTCATTTAAAACACCTAAAAAATTGTATAGAGAAATAATATGCCTGAAGAATTTGTAAGCCCCGGTGTTTTTACTGAGGAGAACGATCAAAGCTTTCTTCAACAGGGCGTTTCACAAATAAGTGGCGTATTCGTTGGTCCGACTCAGCGTGGTCCCGCATTCACACCTACGCTAGTTGAAAGCGTCGATGAATATGAACGAATCTTCGGACTTGGAGACTTCTACACAGATTTTGCCGTCAAAAACTATCTTGAAGACGCAGGTTCTGCTTATGTAGTAAGACTTCTCGGAGAGGAAGGCCACGTGAGTGAAACAATCGAATTGATTTTGGACGCCTCCTCGGCACCGTTCTCTGGAGTAACCGACGACTTTCTGCTAGGTGTACTCGCACCTACACAAGCTATCGGTGACGACAAGGTTGTTTCAGCCGACGTTTCAAATTCGAGAAACAGTGTTACCGATTTTGAATTGGACATTGGAGTTGATAACACAGGAGACGGAAATGCAGACGACACTGTAACATACGTTCTTTCTCTTAACCCTTCTGACCAAAACTACTTTCAAAAAGTATTTGGAACCTCTCCTCAAGGAGCGAGAGAAGTTTACGTCAAAGAAAATTATCCTGGACTACACGAGGAAATCCTCGCGGAAGAAGGAGGGGGAGTAAGCCAGACTCTTCACGCAACTTCTCCTTCCGAAGACAAAATCCAGTTTGAGGGGGAGCCCTATAGCACAGCCGAAACGCCGTGGATCAAATCCCAAGATCTTCTTCCAAACCAGCCGAACGTAACAGACCGAAGAAACCTCTTTAAGTTTGTTACTCTTTCCCACGGAAACGACGTGAACCAGAGGTTCAAAGTTGGAGTCCGAAACGTAACTCTTCCTGGAAACGTGCCAGGCACGGATTATGGAAACTTCGATGTTGTTGTCCGAGACATTGAGGACACAGATAGAAGGCCGGATATCCTTGAAATCTATAGCAACGTGAACCTTAACCCATCTTCTCCTAGATATCTGCCGAGAGTTATCGGTGACAGGTATACGGTGTTTACAGAAGAAGGAAAGGTTCAGATGAAAGGCGACTGGCCGAATAACTCTGATCTGATCAGAGTAGAAATGAATCCTGACGTTGTCGATGCAAACGACGAAGGACTTAATGATCTTAGCAACTTGGTGCCTTGGGGCTTTGGAGCTTACGAATTCCCAATTGAATATAACTCGGCACCATTCCACGGGCTACAAACGGTGACCAGCCAGGGAACGGTTGATGATTCCTCGGTGTACCCGCAGCGGGATCCTGGAAGCCCCGATCCGCCATTTGATAATCGGAAGTATCTCGGATTTGATTTTGATGCGGACAGTAATTATAACTTCCTAGCACCCGTTGGAAACAAAGATAACATCAGCCCATCCCTTGAAAACACGTTGGATGCCCTCGATACAAACTTTAGCATCGACGATGCCTTTCCAGATGCCTTTGGAGAATATCAGGAAGACAATCAAGGCAACCGGACCTCGGGAACTGAAGAATCTGAGCGGAGATTCCTTGTAGGTTTCCAAGGAGGTTACGACGGAAAAGATCCTTCGACGCCTATCGAGAAAGGTGGAGACATAACTGCTGGAAACACGCAAGGATTCGATTGCTCAGGGCAGACGGCACCGGGTTCCCAGGCATACAACAAGGCATTCGGTATTATGAGTAATACCGACCAGTATGATATTAATCTCCTTGTAACGCCTGGAATTATTAAAAGTCTTCACTCCTCGGTGGTAGCCGATGGAATTGACCTGGTTGAAGGTAGAAGAGATGCGTTCTATATCTTCGACTGCGTAGGAGTCAACGCAACCGTTTCGGAAGCAGCGAACTCGATTAATAACATCGATTCCAATTACGCAGGAACGTATTACCCCTGGGTCAGGGCTATTGACAACAATACAAACAGGCTCAAAGACCTGCCACCTTCTGTCGTGATGCCTCGCGTTTACGCATTCAACGATCAGGTAGCAGCCGAGTGGTTTGCGCCTGCAGGATTGAACCGAGGTGGAATTCCGGAGGCAAGGGAAGCAGTATCAAACCTCACGAAAGCCGAGCGTGATACACTTTACGACGCTCGCGTAAACCCAATTGCCTCGTTCCCGGATGAAGGAATTGTGGCCTGGGGCCAGAAGACCACTCAGGCCCTGCCGAGTGCGCTCGATAGGATTAATGTTAGGAGGCTTCTTATTAGAGTTAAGAAGTTTATCGCCTCGGCTTCTAGGTTCCTTGTGTTCGAGCAGAACACTGCTCAAACCAGGGCACAGTTTAGAAATATCGTTAATCCTTACTTGGACACGGTTCAGCAGCGTCAAGGGCTTTACGCCTTCAGGGTCAAAATGGACTCAGAAAACAACCCTCCATCTGTTATAGATAAGAATCAACTTGTCGGCGAACTATTTTTACAGCCAGTTCGGTCGGCTGAATACATCTCACTTTCATTTAACATCCTTCCAACTGGAGCAACGTTCGGTGGCTAAAGCAAATATGTAAAAGCTGCGAAAATCATTTGAACGGAAAAAGTAAAGAGTCCGTGTGCTACGTATGTGTAGCACATGGACTTTTTTTTTTTGGCTAAACACCTCAAAGTTGTGGATTCATATCTTTCAGATGACCAGATAAAACAGATAGCAAAAGAGCACCCTTCGCATATCACATTTAAACTTAGAGCACGAGACAAAAAGCTTTATAATTACATCGATAAAAAATACGAGGCAGATCGGTTCACAGAAAAACTTTATCTATATCTTTATGGAGAAGATAAGAGGGTGTGCAATTTAAATGGATGTTCTAACCATTGTAATTTTAGAAGGTTTGGATCAGGATTCCAAAAACACTGTTCCTATGACTGTAGCGGAGCCGCTAAGAAGAACCGAGTAGAAAATGAGTGCGAAATATGCGAGAAAAACTTTGAAACAGTAGAATCAAGAGTTCGTAGGTTTTGTAGCGAAGAGTGTAGAAGAGAATACTTCAAAACAGAGGAGTGTAATAGAAAAAGGATTGAGTCGCATAAAAAATCAATGCGAGAAAAGCATGGAAAAGATTTTTACTTTCAAACCGACGAGTTTAAGGAAAAAGCTAAACAAACAAAGATAGAAAGGTATGGAAAAGAGAATTATGTAAATTATGAAAAAGGCAGGAAAACTAAAGAAGAAAGATATGGAGATCCAAACTATAATAATCAAGAAAAATGGCTTGAGACAATAAACCAGAAGTATGAGTCGAAAGACGGCCAGTTCATAGAAAACATTTCTCAAACACGTGAGTTCAAGAAAACTCAGCGTCAGAACCAAGTCGGTGTTATTGACAGAAAACTTCCAAATCATATTGATAGGGATTTTGACATTGAGGATTATACTGGTGTCGCAAATTCCGAAGGAGTGGTTTACTATAAATTTGTCTGCTACAAATGTGGGGAGAAATTTAAGGATAAACTTGACAACGGAAACATTCCTTCCTGCCCTTCCTGCGATAGACCTTCACAAGGAGTTTCTGAAATCGAGAATGAAGTTTGTGAGTATGTAAAATCAATTTTACCAGATCACACTGAAGTTTTTGAAAATAACAATGAACTCCTCGGCAGAAAAGAGATAGATATTTATATTCCTGAAAAAAATGTGGCTATAGAATTCAACGGAATATACTGGCATAGCGAGAACGGTGGTGGAAAAGATAAAGATTACCATTTGAAAAAGACTAAAGCCTGCGAAGAAGCTGGCATTCAACTTATCCACATATTTGAAAATGAATGGGTTTTGAAAAGAGATATTGTCAAGAAAAAACTGGCCCAAATTCTTAAAAGCTCCAACAATGACACAGTTTATGCCAGCAGTTGTAAAGTTGAGACGATTACAAACGAAGTAGCTGATAAATTTCTAGAAGAACAACACCCGCAAGGCTCTTCTCAATCTCCCATTAGCCTAGGATTATTTTTCGAGAATGCACTGATCGGAGTTATGACGTTTGAAAAAACTTCAACAGTGGGAAGCGATCAGAACTCCAACACTTGGGAGATAAAATGGTTTGCCACTTCGAAACGCGTTGATGGCGCAGCAAGAAAACTGTTTAAAGAATTTCGAGAAAGAAAAAATCCAGATAAAGTCATAACCCTTGTAGACAGACGTTGGAGTTCAAAACTGGATAACGTTTACGATAATATTGGATTTGAACTAGAAAATATAACAGCCCCAAACTATTATTACTTTAAAGAAAGTTCAGTTCAGCTTTACGAGGAGACCACTTTCAGGAAAGATGTGTTAGACGAAAAACTCGAAAACTTCGACTCGGACTTGACCGAATGGGAAAACATGCAAAGGCACGGCTACGATAGGATCTGGAACTGTGGATATTTGAAATATACTTGGACAAAAAATTAGGTTTCATGGATTTCAACTATTCAAGAGAAGACATAGAAAGAATAGCAGAAGAGTATCCTTCACTCGTGACAAGAAAAGTAAAAGCTCATGATAAGAAACTATATGAGCACGTAAACGAAAACTTTAAAGGAGATAAATTCACAGAGAAGCTTTTTCGATTTATGTATGGCGATAAAGCCTCTGTGTGTGATATGGTGGGATGTGAAGAGACAGTAAACTTTTTAGGATTCATAAGAGGGTTTAGAGAGTTTTGTTCTCGTTCGTGTGGAGCCAAAAAGGAAGGCTCAAAAGAAAATGTTAAATGCGCTTATTGTGAGAAAGAGATGGAAGTGTATGAGTGTGAAGATCAAAAATACTGCTCTCATGAATGTTATATTAAACATAGAAATCAAAAAGGTGATTTTGATGAGCACTTAAGAAAAGCTAATAGGTCATTTTGGGATGGTGATATTGATGGAGATGTTGATAAAGAAGATATTATGCCTAAAGAAGATGTTAAGGAAATTGCCGAAAAACATAAAACCCATTTGCTCCGGAGAATTAAATCCTCTTCTTTAGAAACGAAAGTTTACATTGATAATAATATTAGTGGAGAAACGTTTGTAGAAAAAGTTTATAAATTTGTTTATGATGGCACTAACGAAGAGTGTGGTGTAGATGATTGTGATAATACCTGCTCTTTTAAGTCTTTTTCTGAAGGTTACAAAAACTTTTGCTCAATAGACTGTGTCATTAAATCAAATGATTATTCAGCTATAAGAAGTAAAGCTAAGTCTACACTCCAAAACCGATATGGAGTCGATCATCCCGCTAAAATGGAGAATCATATAAAAAAGGTAAAAAAGATGAAAAAAGAGCGATATGGCGATCCAAATTATAATAATATTGAAAAAATGAAGAAGACCTGCCAGAGCAAATATGGTGGCGTTGGTTTTGCCTCCGACAGACTAAAAGAAAAAGTGAGAGATACGTGTAGAGATATTTATGGAGACCCTGATTATAAAAACAGAGATAAAGCCATGAAGACTATTAAGGAAAAATATGGTCAGAATATTCCTCCCAAGGCTCTAGAAAAATTAAAAGAGAGGTTAGAGAGGGGTGAAGTTGGTTTTGGTTCAGATAATTATTTGAGTTCAATACGTGAAAAATATGGGAGAGAAGATATTGAAAACATTTCGCAGGTTGAAGAAATTAAAAACAAAAAAAGGAGAAATCGTTTGAAGAAAAAATACAAAAAACTTTTTGAAAGTCCTAAGTTTAACGATAAGGTAAAACCGTTATTCTCTTTCGATGATTATGGGGGTGTTTATTCGGAAGATAGTGAAGAAACGGTACCGAGGTATCCATTTAAGTGTAAGAGGTGTGATAAAGAGTTTGAAGACGACCTGCATTCTGGCCGAGTTCCAAGGTGCCCCGAATGTGATCCGAAAATGTGTAAACGGTCGAATGCAGAAGAAGAAATAACCAGTTTTGTAGAGAAGATTTTGCCAGAAGATCAAGAAGTAGTTAAAAACGATAAGTCAGTTCTAGGCGGAAAAGAGCTTGATATCTACATTCCAGATAAAAACATTGCAATCGAGTATAATGGCTTATATTGGCACAGCGAGACTCAAGGAGGAAAAGACAGGTATTACCATCTAAACAAAACGGAAGAATGCGAAGACCAGGGAATCCAACTTATTCACATTTTTGGAAACGAGTGGAGAGACAAACCCGATATAATAAAAAGAAGGCTCTCTCACATTCTAGGCTGTTCCAACCAGGATTCTATTTATGCCAGGAACTGTACGGTAAAAGAAATAGACAGGGAAGCGAAGTCCCGCTTTCTGAAAAAATATCACTTGCAGGGAGCAGGCGCTTCTCGCATAAAACTTGGGTTATTTCACGGCGAGTTTTTTAATAGCGACTTGGTAGGTGTCATGACGTTTGGAACTCCGAGCGTGGCGCAGGGGCACAAAGAAGATAAAAGAAAACAGTGGGAAATGAAGCGTTTTGCCTTATCGAGACCTGTTGTGGGAGGAACGGGGAAGCTTTTTAAGCACTTTGTTCGAAACTACGATGCGCCGAGGGTGAAAACATATGCAGATCGTCGCTGGAGTACAAAAATAGATAACGTTTATGAAAAGATTGGGTTTGAGTATACTGGAGCGAGCAATCCAAACTACTACTATTTTCACAAAGAAAATCCAATCCTAAAACACAGGTTCAACTTTCGAAAAGACCAGCTAGATGATAAGTTGGAAGACTTCGATCCGAACCTAACCGAATGGGAAAATATGCAAAGGCACGATTACGACAGGATTTGGGATTGTGGCCACTTGAAATATATCTGGGAAGGTAAGTGAAGAAGTTGAAAAAGCTACTGATCGAGGCGAGTATCGAAAAACTTAAAAAGAAGGCAAGCCAGGCAGGCTTTAAGTTCCAAGTGAACATGTCTGGAAGAGATAATATTCAAGGCAAGTTAAACAAGACTTATAAGCCTGAAACTATGTCGACTCCAAACAAACCCGACAAAGGGTTGTGGACGGCTTTTCCTTACGTAAAAAATGGAGAACTTACAAATACGTGGAAAGCTGCTTCTCCCTCCAACCAGTTTGAGTACAATTACGAGTATTATTTAAAAGTCGAAGGAAATCCAGACGTGCTTGAGATCACGGGGAGGCCCGAGTATGAGGATGTATACAACGAGTACGAAAAAGATGAAATGATGGGATTTCAGTTTTTGAACTATGAAAAGATAGCAGAAGATTACGACTGCGTGTACGTAAGTGGGAGCGCTCTTTCGGTTAAATCTCTTTGGGGATGGGACGTGCGTTCTGCCGTCTGGTTTGATACAAATTATTTGAGCTTGATTCATACAAGAGAGATTTAATGGTTCAATTTAAAAAGTTGCTGGTTGAGGAAAAGAATTTAAACCCTTTTGAAAGCGAATTAAACTCTGGCAACTGGTATTATCCATCTCCTGAAAAACTCTTATTCAGAGGCGAAAAAGAAATGGAAAATAGCTGGAAGATAAAAAGAATAAGAAAAGATCGAAAACCGAGAGACACAAATCCTTTAATTCATGTGATAGTAGATGCTGTAAATGAGGCAGATTATTACCGAGTTCCAAAAAGAGGTGAGTCCAAATTTGCTGGAGGATCGAATCGTGTAGATGACATGAGGGAATATGGAGAACTAACTGTTTGTTTTCCTGAAAAAAGCCAAAAAATATATTATCTTGAAGGC